CTTCGTAAAGATGATTATAGAGAAGTGTTTGAAGGTCACGGTCATTATCCACTTCTTTATCTTCCTCTTGCTGCATTCAATGGTGACACAGTTTGGTTCGAAGTGCCTAACGGCAGGACTGCTGGTATGGCAGGTGTACAGGAAGGTGGTAAAGTATGGATGCTCTGTACAGATGCTATCCATGAATACCCATTAACCTTCGCCCGAGAAGCCAAACGATTTATTGAAAGTAGAGAAGAGAAACTCCTTTGGAACATTGTAGATAAACGGAATACCGCTCATCTAAAACTTCTAAAGTTTCTAGGATTTAAGTTCTTACGGGAACTTGAACATGGTCCTAACAAATTAACCTTTATAGAATTTTGCCGTGTGCGAACCAGTCTCAATAGCAACAGCAGCAATCGGAGCAGCAGGTCAAATTGCTGAACATAATGCTGCTAATAATGCTATAGAAGGAAGAAACAGAGCTAAGCTCCGTAACTTCGACGAACAAAATAAGCTCTATGATCGTGAGGTCATGTTTGATAGAGCACAATATAAGAATGATATGGCTATTGCTGATATAGATCAGGATAGAACATATCAAGCGATGATAGATCAATGGAGTCAAGCTGATCAACAACTAGATCGACTCTTTGCTCAGGGAGATCAAAAGATAGAGCAAGCTATAGTTAAGATGTATGAAAATGACTATGCAGGTACTCAAACAGGTAAGACTGCAGCCAGACTAGCAGGTAAAAGTGCTAAGAAACTTGGTCAATATAAGTCAGAAGTACTGCATAATATGATGATGTCTGAAGAAGAGACAATGATGAGGAAAGAACAAGTTTGGAATCAAGCACAAGCTGATAATCAGAAGATATTTGAGAAGGTACGCTTTGCTCCTATACATGGTCCTACACCTATAGCTCCAGAATTAGAAGCTAAAAAAAGTAGTGCAAGTCTGATACTTGGATTAGCAGGTACTGCAGCAGCTGGAGTACAGCAAGGTCTTGATAATAGAGCTCCTGGTATAGGTTCAGGAAAAGGAACAGATGGTCTTGAGATTTCTGCTAAAGACTATGGAGCATGGGATGCAAATGCTGGACAAAATCTACCCTCATTTAGTACTGGTATGACAGGTTGGGAGCCGATTAGTTCTCCACCGACTCGCTCTTCTTTTAAGACTGGGGTAGATGCAAATCTATTTGGTTTTGGAGGTAACCCCTTCTAATCATTATGTCATACGATAGAAACATAGAGCGGATGAGATCTGCTGAACGTGCAAATGTTCAACAAGCCGCTAACCAAAGAACCAGTATGGCTAATATTACTGGTGAAAGGCAGATCAGAGAGGCTAGAGATGTAGCCGACAAGCTTTCTCATTTATCTGGATACTTACAAGAGTGGAAAGATAGAGACATAGAGCAAAAAACATACGAAGGTAAGCTTAAAGCACGTGAAGCACGTGAAGAAAATGCTCAAAAACTGTATGACTTAGATCAAGAGTTAAAAACTGTTAAGGAACAAGACACTAGATACCAGGAAATAAAAGCAGAAATGCTTAAATTACAGGGACCAAGTGCTTATCCAGACGCAGATCGTATAGCTAAACTGTCCCCTTGGCAACAAGTAGGGTATGCTCAAGAGAAATTACGTGTATTTAATGATACATATGATTCTAAATTAGCTCATGCTATGCAGAATAGCGAGAAAGCTATTAATATACAAGGCATTAACATTACACCTAAAGGACTGCACGATAATAATGTGTCAGATCCTATCCTTAAAGAAGCTGCTATACAAGTTGTTGGTAATGATATTAAAGAAGCTGCTGAACTTGATAGATTCTCTCCTGAGATGCTTAAGTTAGCAGGTACTTCTGATGCTATTACTAAAGCTAAGGATGGTCAACTTGCTAAATATAGACAAAGATATAATATAGAATCTTCAGCTAATACAAGAGGTAAAGCTGTACTTGAATGGAAGAATAGTGCTAAGACTGGTGAGGATATGTATCGTTATCTTCTTGTACATGGAAATACTATAGATGGAAGTGGAAATATTCTAGGTAATTCTGGAGCATGGAAACAATTGGATGCTCAATTAGTATCTGAAGGTGCAGCTTTACATGATCCAGAGTATGCAGAAAAATTATTAAATCAACCAATGCCTGATTCTTTAGCTGCTAAATTAGGGGTTAAGAAAGGTACTACATTTGCACAACAATGGCCAAATAAAGCTAATACTCTTAAAGCTTCTATTAAAGCAAGTATTAAAAAACAAGTAGATGCTGAGAATGATTACCTTAAATCAGCTGGTACAGATCTAGAAAATAACTTTATTGAAAGAGCACGTAAAGCAGATTTGTCTGAACGAGATGTACAAGAATTTGAAAGAAAATTCAATGAGCTAGGATTAACAGTACCTAAAGGTGTACAAAATTATAGGACTCTTAGCGATAGAGATAAAGATGATGATATCGATACAATCGAAGCTCTAATAGCTTCACAAAGAGGTCACATATCTCATCAACAATTAGATCGCTTCCATCCTGAAGCAGCTCAGAAATATAGAGATAAAGCTACTAAATTAGAAAAAGCTGCATTAAAAGAATTTGGTGCTGAAGATAAAATCAAAGCATCTCTTAATACAGTATTTTTAGATATGGGTATTAAGACTAATGAGAAGAGTTTAGCGTGGGTAGAAGCAAATGAAAATGCTAAAGCTGATTATGCTGTGAAATATAATAGGTATGTAGGAATGAACTACTCACCAAAAGCAGCTCATCATTTAGCTTTATATGGTAAACCTGGAGAAGTTAAAGATCCAGAAACTAATGAACCACTGCAAGATGAGATAGGTGTTATCACTGAAATCAGAACAAATGGTACTAATAATAGATATACTGTAACAGGTATGAGTATAGAAAAAGATCTAAAACCAGAACATTATAAAGTAAGACAAATTAGTTTAGCTAAAGAAGAAATCCGTGATAATAGAGGTATACTTCTTAATGGAATTGTAGGTGGTGATTATGGTCATCGTCAAATAACCTCTATACAAAACAACTTAGATAAATATGGTCCTAGAGGACTTTATATGGACGAACGTGCTTATAGCTATTATGAAGGTATTGCTAAAGGTAGAGGTGAAAGCGCTTATGGTATAATAAACGCTCAATTGAAAGCATTAGGTCATACTGGAGTAGAACCTGATAATCGAGTTGCATTAAATACAGTTTTAACTGGTGTAGATGATAAAGGTAATAGGATTTTAGATACCGATGGAGTATATTCAACTTTTGGTGGAGAAGCAGTTAGAGCATTCAATCATCCTTCTGCTCGATCCACTATATATGGAGCTAATTTTCTTAGAGATGGTGTATTTTATGGTGCTGCCTATACATCTATTTGGGATAATCCTGATAATATGATTGTATCCACGGAGGAATAATGGATCTTTTAAATATACAAGGTAATGAGACCACCTCAAATGAGGATACTACTTTCGATATAGAAGGTTATGAAGGTCATATGGAGAATCTTGATAATCGGTATAAAGATGATGAAGAATGGCAGCCACCAGCTTTAACTGAAGAACAAGAACAACCTCCACAACAAGCGCAACCTGTACAACAAGAGCAACCTGTACAACCTCCTCAACAACAGCAACCTATTGGAAGGCAAAAAGCTTTTGGAGAAGTAGTGCTTACTTCAGATCTAGAGAAACAAGCTCAACAAGCTCAGCCAGGTCAACAAACTCGACAAGCTCAACCAGGTCAACCAGGTCAACCAGGTCAACCTGAACAAAGTACAGGTAATGCACTATTTGATCGTGGTATAGCAAGGCAGAATCAATATTGGAAAATAAATCCAGAAACTGGTGATCTTGAAATAGAATCTATTCGAGATGCTGAGGGTAGAAGACTTATTGATTTACCTAATGGTGCAGAAACTATAAGAGTTAATTCTCTTAATAAAGTACATCTAAAAGAGAAAGAAGAACAGCTTATATCAATGTTAAATAGTACTAACTTAGAAGATAAATTACGTGCTTTTAACATGATTAGTCAAGATCAAGAACTTATTGATAGACTTGATCGTAATAAAGATGGCAAGATGACTTATGCTGACTTCTTTGACACTACCAATCTTAACTATGGTGATGGTATGTCTGAAGAAGAGGATGCTATAGCAACACAAGAATGGTTAGCAGGATTACAATCAAAAGATCCTGGTTCTCGTGCTAGAGCTATATGGCAAAAGTATGGTGCTGGACAAGATATGGTACTATATACATTAAAAAGACGACAAGGTTACTTTGATCCTACTGCAGAAGAAAACTGGAAACAATCTGGAGGAGGAGCTTGGTTTGATATAGGTGGTATATTAGCAGAAACTGGTGGAAGCTTTCGAGATATAGCTGATGGTGCAGCGCAAGGAGATTGGAATGTTTGGAAGAATTTTCATAAAGATTCTAAATATGATGATAATCTTTTACAACATAAGAATCCTTTATCACTTGAATGGCAGGTTAATAATCCTATAGCTATCACTGAAAATAGTAGAGATATTTATGCTACTTCCTTCTGGGGTACTGCTTTACTAATGACCGCTGGAGCTGGAAAAGCATTAGCACCTGTAGCAAAACTACATCCTTTAGCAACTAAACTACATACAAGTACTCAAACTTTTAAAGGAGCTATTGTTGCTGATACTATAGCACCTGGATTATTTCGTGACTTCACAGCTGATGGTATCGGCATGATGAGGCAAAAAGGTCCGATAGAATGGATGAATACTAATTTAGGTTCAGAAGGTGAAGTTGTTGTACCAGCTATCGCTAATGGTATGAACAACCCTTGGGCAAAGAAAATAGATAATACTATTCTTGAAGGTGGTGCGGCATTTGTATCTGGTAAAATCCTAGGATTTTTAGGTAAGCATATTTTTAGTCGAAGTGGATTTATGAGACAAGGTTTACCTGATGGTATTAGAAGAGCACAACCAAACTTAAATCAATTTGCATCAGGAGCTAGGGATTGGTCTACTAAAGCATATTCTGAAATAATTAGTGACGAAAGTTTACTTAGAAAAGGTGCTCAACAGCTAAATGATTTATATGAAGCTGGTGTAGAACAAGCACGTAAAGGTGGAGATGTATTTAAAAATGCTTTTTCTAAAGATGTAGCAACACAAGGGGATCTTTTTAATGGATATGGTGTGTATAAAAATGGAGGATATTTTCAGGGACAAGGATGGAGTAAAGCTAGATCTGGTGTACGTCAAGTCTTAAACGATCTAGATCAAATCAGGCATACTATTGGTATTCGTGTAAAAGGGGGTACTGATTCTTTATTCTCTCAAATAGATTTAGCTAGAGCTGCTAAAAGTGGTATATCTCCAGGTCAATTAGATTTATTTGCTAAAGATTTTGTTGAGGATAATATCCTTAGTAGACAATTAGATGAGCTTAATCCTTTAAAAGGTAAGTATACTAGAAGATATAGTTCAGATAGTGCTCAGCAAGGTATCCAAGAAATTATGGGTAGAGATGCAGCATCCATGAGTCAAGATGATTTTTGGGGTGCAAAGTTTCTTGACAATGATTTTAATATAGGTAATTATAATAATTTAGATGCTTTCAATAAATGGGCAGTCAGAGAAATTGAAGTAGCAGATGCTGTTAATGAATCTCTATTATTACAATTAAGAGATGCAGCTAATTCAGCTAGTGAAATGGTTGGTAAAACTGATTTATTTGCAGTTGATGGAGCAGTTTCAAGGATAGCTGATAACTTAAAAGTAGGTTTATCTCAAGTTAAAAAGACTCAATATACATGGGATAAGGCACGTCAATTACTTAAAGATTCACCAACTGGTACTCTAACTAAAGCTCAACTAGACGAATTAACTGCTGATGTAGCTTTAAGATCTAGAGCAATGGATACTGAAGTTCGACAGGGTATTAATCATATGGTTAATATGCTTAGAAAAGAAGGTGGTGATGATTTAGCAGCAGCTTTATTAGATGTATTCAAGGTATCAAATGATGTTCATAACTGGAAAGATTTTGATGCTTGGATGAGGCAAAAGATTAAAGGTGGTGAGTTCCAAGGTAAAGTTAAAACTGGTGCATTAATTAGAGAACTACAAGGTGTTATGGTAAATAGCATCCTAAGTGGTCCTAAAACTCCTCTTAGAGCTATACTTGGTACAACTACTAACGCTTATCTAAACTCTATTAATGAGGCAGCTGGAGCTATTTTACGAGCACCCTTTACTAATGATGTGGTAACTAGAAAAGCTTCTATAGCAAAACTAAAAGGTATGTTTGAATTAGTACCTGAAGCTTTTGATGTATTCAAAAAGAATTGGGATGCTAAGTTCAATGCTGATTTTGCTGATATAAGAACTAGATATAGTGAACCCCCTACTAGAGGTGATAATCTTTGGGATGCACAAGGTAGATGGGTAGAAGCTAGAGGTACTGATGGAGATAAAGCTGCATATAATCTAACAAATATAGCTAGAACTTTAAATAATAATAAACTTCTAGGCTGGTCTCCACGTGTATTAGCAGCTACTGATGATACATTTAAGTGGTTAATGACTAGAGCTAGATCAAAAGAACTAGCGATGCGTGAAGTATTAGAAAAAACTGGTGATGATTTTGTTGAATTTACACCTGAAATACTAAAGGCAGCTGAAGATAGGCACTATGCTAATATGTTAGATGGGTTTGGTGAGATTGATGTATCTAAGAATTCTTGGCTTGAGAAGCAATTTAAAGAAGTAACTCTTACATCTGAATTAACTGGATTTGCTCAAAAGCTTGATTCATTAATGAATGAATCTCCATTATTAAAACCATTCTATCTATTTGCTAGAACAGGTATTAATGGATTGAATCTTAGTTATAAAAACACACCATTATTAGGTGCTTTACATAAAGAATCATTAGCTATACTTAGACATACTGGAGATGATTTTACAGAGTTAGCTAGATATGGTATAGATAATGCTAATGATTTAAAGAATGCTAGAAACCTATTCGCAGGTAGACAAGCTGTAGGTGGTGCTACTGTACTAACTATGGCTGGTATGTATACATCAGGTCAACTAACAGGTAATGGTCCAGCTGATAGATCATTAAGACAACAATGGATCAATGCTGGCTGGAAACCTAATCATATATACATAGGTAATGTAGGCTTTGATTATAGATCACTAGAACCATTCAATGTTATATGGTCTTCTATAGCTGATATAGGAGATAATATGGAATTAATGGGACCAGAATGGGCAGAGCAAAGATTACAAGCTGTAGCATTTGTAATAGGTAGAGGTCTAACAGGTAAAACTTATTTGTCTGGTTTAGATCAGATGATGCAAGTAATGCAAAATCCTATGGGACCAGAAACTCAAAAGGTATTTGGTAATATAATGAATAATAGTATACCTCTTGCAGGTATGAGAAATGAATTTGGTAAGTGGGCAAATCCTCATATGAAAGAATTAAATTCTGATATGTGGAGTTCTATTAGAAATAGAAACCAAGCTACAGAATTCTTAGCAGGTGAGAATAAATTACCAGTGAAGAGTGACTTACTTAATGGTAAACCAATTAATAATTGGAATATAATCGGTAGATCATTTAATGCTGTTTCACCAATCTCTTTGGATATTAGAAGAAGAACACCTGGTAGAAAACTGTTATTATCAAGTGGATATGATTTAAAATCTGCAACCTATGCCTATGGTGGTTACTCCTTTACTAAGGATGCTCATGTTAGAGCACACTTCCAGAATGCTATAGGTACTGTACCAGTTACTGTTGGATTTAAGAAGTTTAAAAATGTAGAAGAAGCATTAGACTACTTAGCAACTCGGAAAGATATACAACAATCTATGGCACAAATGCAAGAAGATGCTAAGAGTCCAGCTAATAAAGATTTGAATCCTAATAATTATCCTCATAATACTATTATTGATCGTTTAATGAATCAAGCTAGACAAAAAGCTTGGGCAAAAATAAATCAACCAGAACACCCAGGATACAATAGAGTTCAGGTATTAAAATCTAATAAAGATGGGCATACTAATCGTACTAGAGATAGTAGATCTGAAATTTTAGAACTCAGTTTCCCACAAAAATCAATAGATCAATTCCCGAAAAACTAAATGGCACATACAAAAGTAACAAGAGCATATAGTGCAAACACAGGCACTGCGAATACATTTAGCTACTCAGGGAGTTTTGATGTATTCAAAGGTACAGAAGTAGTAGCTACACTAGATGGTGTAGCATTAACATTTACTTCTTCTACCATAAACGAGTCCGCCTCACCTAGAGAATACACAGTAGATACAACAGCTAAGACCATACATATTGGAGGAGCTAATTTATCTAGTGGTACTATAGTTATAAGACCGCAGACAGATATGGGTGACCCTACACCAAGGGCAAACTACACACCAGGTTCATCTATAGCAGCTGCAGACTTAAATAATAATCAACTCCAACTCATGCGTAAAGCAATGGAGTATGATGATACAAAAATGAACACAACTGGAACATCAGTAATGACTGGTGATTTACAGTTAGGTGTTGGTATTGATATAGTATACGAAGGAGGAACAGATAATGGATATGAAACTACTCTTACAGTAGCAGACCCATCAGCTGATCGTACAGTTACTCTTCCTAACGTAACAGGAACAGTAATAACGACTGGAGACTCAGGTACTGTAGCAACTGGTATGATTGCAGCTGATGCAATAACAGGAGCTAAAATAGCCGATGATGCTTTAGATTCTGAGCATTATACTGATGGTTCTATCGATGCAGCTCATCTAGCATCTAATGCTGTAACAACTGCTAAAATCAATGCTGATGCAGTTACAGGAGCAAAGATAGCAGATGATGCAATTGATTCTGAGCATATAGCAGCTGATTCAATAGATGCAGAACACTATGCACCTGGCTCTGTAGATGCTACAGCTCTTGCTAGTGATTCTGTAACCTTTGCTAAGATAGGCTGTGAGCAAACAACTATCTCTGATACTGATACTTCTATTCCTACATCAGGAGCAGTTGTAGATTATGTTTCAGCTCAAATTACACCTCTTGGTGGTTTTGAAGCAATTGCAGATGAAGATAATTTTCCAACAACTGTACCTGCTGCTGGAGTAATAGTCAGTATTGCAGATGCTACAGGTGTAACAGTTGGTGGTAGTGGTACCTCGACAACAGCTAGAACAGCTGGTAATGGTTCAGATAACGTAACAATTAATAATTTTCCATCTAGTTTACATAGTGCAGCTCTGCCTAATAATACTGGATTATTAGTTATATCAACAGGTTCAAGTCATACTTATAATTTTCATAGATTATTACCTACAACAGATGATGTTAAACAATTATCTGATGATGTAAATGATTTCTTTGCTAGATATCGTATAGCCAGTTCTGCACCTGGATCTAATAATGATGCTGGTGATATATATTTCAATACAAGTAATGATACTTTCTATGTAAGAAATGCAGCTAATAATGCTTGGATCACAGCTGTTTCAAGCTCACCTAATGATGATTCAATTACAGCAGCTAAATTAGATTTATCTATTGTACAAGGTGATGTTATATATGGTACAGGTACAGATACTTGGGCACGTTTAGCTAAAGGTACAGCAGGTCAAGTTCTCCAAATGAACTCAGGTGCTACAGCTCCTGAATGGGGTGCTAAAACAACTGAAGAAGAAGTTGAAGATTATGTAGGAGGTATGGTAACTGGTAATACTGAAACAGGTATTACAGTAACATATCAAGATGCAGATGGTACTTTAGACTTTGCTGTAGATGATACTACAAAACTTCCATTAGCTGGTGGTACAATTACTGGACCTTTAGTTATTAATGATAGTGTTGGAGTAGAGATTACAGCATCGACTTCTTCATCAAATGCTATTACTTTAGATTTTGGAGCTTCATGCCATCATTCTATAGCTTTAGATGAGAATACAACATTTGCAGATCCAAGTAATGAAGTCGTTGGACAATCTGGCTCCATTATAATTACGCAAGACGGTACGGGATCACGCACGGCAGCATGGAACTCAGCTTTCAAATGGGTAGGTGGAACAGCACCTACTTTATCGACAGCAGCAAGTGCAGTTGATAGAATAGATTATTTGGTAATTGCTGCAGGTAATATACAAGCTGTAGCTAGTTTGGATATTAAATGATATGCCTTTTGATACAATACGATTAGGCTCCAGTGCTTCTACTGGAGACTATACGATTCAAAAATCTCTACGATGTAATGAGGGTGATGAAGCTTATTTAAGTCGTACTTTCGATGAAGCAGGTAATAGAAGAACTTTTACTTTATCTAGTTGGTTTAAATTTAACAAACAAGGTAATCAAGATTTCCTCTGGATGGTAGGTTCTGATGGTAATAATAAATTTGCACTTATAAGAGAAGGTGTTACCCAGATAAATTTTGAATGTCATCATAGTAGCAGTCAAGTAGCAAGATTTTATACATCTAATATGCTACGTGACTTTGGTAGTTGGTATCACTTTGTATTAGCAATAGATACTACCCAAAGTACTGATACTGATAGGATGAAATTTTATATTAATGGTGTAGAAGCAACAATGGGTGGTCAAAGTGTTTCTACAGCATATCCAACACAAAACCTTGAATTTCTGTGGGGACAAAATTCTGTAGCTCACTATATAGCAAAACGTTCATACGCTGTAAATGCGAATGATTGGGCGCACATGTATCTGGCTGATAGTTACTATATTGATGGACTTGCATTAGCTCCCACTGCTTTTGCTGAAACCCATGAAGATACAGGACAATGGGTTCCTAAAAGATATAGTGGTAGTTACGGTAGTGCTGGTTATAAACTTGACTTCAAGGACAACTCAAACACTACAGCTGCAACATTAGGTAAGGATTCTTCTGGTAATGGTAATAATTGGACCCCTAATAACTACTCAGTTTCATCAGGTATAGGTAATGACTCTTTTGAAGACACACCTAATAACAATTGGTGTACATTAAATCCTAATGATACTACTGTTACATTAACTCAAGGAAACTTAGTTAGTAATGTTTCTTCTGGCTTTGCATTAGCAAGATCAACTATATGGCTAACTAGCGGAAAATGGTATTGGGAAGTTATATGTGATGATACTGGTAATGGGTTTGTAGGTATTTCTGGTCAAACTGAATTGCTTAATAATAGAGGTGCTATGTATGACAGTGACTCTTTCAATATCAGAACTACTAACGGTAATAAATACCTAGGCGATGGTAGTGATTCATCTTATGGATCAGCTATCTCTGATGGTGATGTAGTAATGGTAGCTGTCGACTGTGATGCTGGTAAAGCATGGATTGGAAAAGCTGGTACATGGTTTAATTCTGGTAATCCAGCAACAGGAGCAAATGAAGGAAAGAGTGGAATTACAGGAGCCGTATCGCCTTCAGTTTCTTTGTATGATAATGAAGATTATACAATGAACTTTGGTGCTAATATGGATTTTGCTCATACACCACCAACAGGATTTAAGAAGGTAAATACATCTAATTTAAATGAACCAACAATTTTAAAACCTTCTGATCATTTTGATGTATTAACTTATACTGGAAATGGATCTACTCAGTCAATTACAGGTCTTTCTTTTCAGCCTGAATTGGTTTGGACAAAAGAACGTAATGGTTCAGATGACCACGCTCTTTGGGATACCATGCGAGGGGTTCAGAAAAAATATGTTACTCATAGTACAGCAGATCAAGTTACTGTTTCTGATGGTTTAACGAGTTTTGAGAGTAATGGATTCAATGTAGGAGCTAATGGTGTAATAAACCAAAGCAGTCAAAACTATGTTGCCTTTTGTTGGAATGGAGGTAGTTCTGCTGTTGCTGAAGAAGCTGGAACAATAAATGCATCAGTGAGAGCAAATACAACAGCAGGTTTTTCAAATCTAAGTTATACAGGAAATGCTACGGCTGGAGCTACAGTTGAGCATGGATTAAATGCTGTCCCACAGTGGATGATTATTAAGCGTACTTCTGATAACTGGATTCTTTACCATCATAAAACTACTAGCTCACCAGAAGACGACTATTACGAGTGGCAAAGTGCTAGTAACATAGCGACTAGCGGTGCGTTTATGTGGAATAATACATTACCAACCAGTTCTGTATTTACTCTCTATAGTGATGGTGCTGTAAACGCTAGTGGAGACACAATTTATTGGTGGGGTTGGTCTGGAGTTGAAGGATTTTCTAAATTTGGAAATTATACAGGAAATGGATCTGCTGATGGAACTTTTGTTTGGACCGGATTTAAACCAGCTTTCGTCCTAGCGAAGTATTCTAGTGGTCATTGGGTTTTATGGCATAATAAAGTTGAGGGATATAATCCTACTAGGACAGCACTTATAACTAACGGAAATAACCCAGAAGAAGCCTTAGATTCTTGGGCAGTTGATTTCTATTCCAATGGATTTAAATTAAGAGGCACTTCTGTTCATGTAAATGGGAATGGATCAAATTTCATATATATGGCTTTTGCCGAACAATCTTTTAAATATGCTAATGCGAGGTAAAAATGGTATTTAAACTTGATGGAAAAACACTACCAGTTGATGTGCCTTTTACATCAAATGGTATTAACTATCCAGCGAATTGGTTAAGACTAACCACGTTGGATGAAAAAAAGGCAATCGGCATAACAGAGGTTGCAGGTGAAGCTACATATGACCAAAGGTTTTATTCAAATGCTTCTACAGCTAAAGATTTAGCAAAAACAAAAACTGCTTTTATTGATGAAAGTAAAACAACAGCGAATCGATTATTATCAACCTATGATTGGCAAGTAATACGTAAATCTGAAAAAGGTACTGCAATAGATTCAAAAATTGTTACTTATAGAGATACTATAAGAACTACATGTAATACACGTGAAACAGAAATAAATAACTGTTCAGATATACCAGCATTAAAGACATTAATTGATGGTACTTTTGATAGTTCTGGGAACCGAACAGGTGGGATAACACTTTGGCCAAGTGATCCTTATGGCGTATCTATAGGTTAATGGACCCTATCCGCCTTCCAACACCTACCCTACCCAAAGCTCTAGACATCCCTCAGATGTACTTCAGACCGCCTACAGCGGATGTTCCTGCCTATAAACCCATGGTAGTACCTCCAGCTGATTTAGAGCGTCCTGAAGAGACACAGGCAGAAGAGACAACAGAAGAACCAGAAGCTCCTACTCTGAAGATTCCGGTCATTGATATTAAAATGCCAATACCGGAAACAGCGGTAGTAGTGACGGCTGTAACAACAGCTGTTATAGCAGTTGCAACAACTACTGTTACTCAATCCTTATTTGAACCTATTAAAAAGAAAGTACAGAAACAACTACAAGCTAAAGTTAACAAATGGAAGGAAAACCGGAAGAAAAAAAGAAAGGACTCCTCGGAAAGTTGAAAGATGCTGCTGAGGATCAAGAACACCAAATCCAGATCCTTGGTACATTCGTCAGACTTGGCGTGGTTGTTTGGTCTGGGTTTATTATAACTTTAAATTATATTGATATTCCAGTGGTTAAGAAATCTGGTAACTCAGATATCACGTTCGTTGCTTCAGTGTTTACGGGAGCACTCGCCACTTTTGGCTTGACCACTGGTAATAAAAACGGAAATAAACCCGTCAACTGTCCTATGTTAAAGAAAAAGGAAGAATGAAGAAATGGCTTTTACTCTTCCTACTGTTTTCACCCTCGGTAGCAAGAGCAGAGTTAGTGACCCCTCAGTTTACCCAAGGGTCGATGAACTCAACAACAACAACGACTCAAGAAATCGTAGAAGAAATTACGATAACAACCTATGGGTCAGCGTTAAACAAGTGGAGTGGGGACAATATAACCCATACATCCACCTCGTCAGGAGGAATAGCGGATTCAGATTCGGTATTCAACATGACCACAGCTGGTTCAGATTTCACTTTGGAAATCGTAACAAGAGCAGCCAGCCAAGTACTAGAAGTAACAGAAATAGAAAGAGAAATAGACACCTCTTCTACTACGGTCTCATTATCAGTCTTCTCGCAATAGGTACACCTGTTAAAGCTAGTGAACCCGAGACTAATAACGTCAGTAATCCAGTTGCTGCTGCTACTGGGAATGTTACAAACCAAGCTGTACAATTTCAAAACAATGGAGCACCCAGTCGACAAATAATGGGTCCGAATATCAGTTGTAATAGTGGTACAATGACTTTCTCCCCGTTTTATATGGGAAATCATACTACTCCATACGACGATCAAATGGATCAACAGAGCTATACGGTAGCTGAGAACTGGGGAATGCAATTAAATTTTATGATACCACTAGATGGTTCAATTGTAGAGCGGTGTAAATCTATAGCAGCAAGGCAGCAAGCTAAAATGGAACTTGATTATGAGTTAGTCAGAATGAAAAACTGTGCTGAACTCCAACAAAAAGGTTTTATGTTAGTTCCTGGATCACGTACATATCATATATGTAGTGATGTGATCCCTATTGCTGCATTTAAAAAAGCAGAAAAAAAGGTTCTTGCTTGCAAGGAACCACCTAAGCCTTGGTATAACCCTTGGCATAAACCTAAACCTAAGTGTAATTAAAATGTTATTAATCATCAAACCCATCCTTTTCGCCTTTTTGAAGTCAGATTCAGTCAAAAAGCTTGTAGTAGATCTATTGGAAGCTTATGTAGCTAGAACTGACAACAAACTTGATGATCAGGCACTTAAGATTGTAAAAGAAAAACTATTCTCATAATGGCTAAAGCCACAGAAGAGCAGTTTAACGAACTGCATAACCTCGTCACCACCGAATTCCTTAAACGGGTTAAGGGTGGCGAGGCTACCACACAGGATCTTAAAGCAGCCTGTGACTGGTTAAAGACTAATGATATCAGTGGCGTTGCTCATAATGGCAGTGCTTTAGATAAATTAGCTAGAATAATGCCTAAAGTAGATCCTGAACTCGTAACAAAGAGGATGCATGGAAAGCCAATCTACCGCTGAATACTATAGGAAGAATCCTAAAGCTAGAAAAAAGCGTATCGAACAACAGAAACGCTATAATAAACGTGGTCCTGGTAATAGAATTGCCAGAGAAGCTACCCGTTTAAACCGTAAACTCGGCACTTATGGTAATGGAGACGGCTTAGATTCTGCTCACTATGAAGGTAGCAGAACTGATGGTCGCCCACAAAAAAAATCTATTAATCGTAGAAGCCGTCTCAAACTTCACAAATAAACATTATGGCAAGACTATCAGGAAAAGAAAGATCCAAAAGGCAACAACGTATTAGAGGTTTTTCTAAGAAAAATCCTAGACCACAAAATAAAGGCAACGTTGAAAAGTATAATAAAGAGCTGGCAGCATGGAAAGCTGCAAAAGCTGCGGCACTAGGAGGTGGAACGAGATCTAGTGCATTAAAACTAAGGAAAGGTGTAAAAGAAGCAGGGGTAAGTGGCGTTAAAGGAGCTCGTAAGTATACTCATGAAGTTCTAAAAGATAAGTCAAGAAAAACACCATTTGGATCAGTATCATTAGGATTCGCAGGTATGCTAGGTAGTAAAGGTAAAAAAACTAAAGGGCAGAAAGTAGAAAAACGTAGTGGTAGCAGTGCTAAAAGTACTGATACTAAAAAAGATAAACTTAAAGTCACCTCAACTAGACCTAAACCAGGTAGTGCTGGATCTAGAATACAGCAAAAACTTAAAGATGGCGGACATACTCAAGAAGGTTTAGATAAATTAACAGATAAACATGCAGCTTGGGTGAAAGCTAAAAAAGAAGGTACTTTAGGTGATTGGGAGAAGACGTATCATCCAGATAGAACACCTCAGTATACAAATAAAAAGAAGAAAGATACACCTAAGACAAAGACCTCAACAGGTTCCGCTCCAAAATTAAGTAGTAAACAAAAGAGTCAATTAGAATCAGAAGGTAAAGTTACGCTGAATCAAAGGCAACTTCCTAAAGGTAAGGTAAAAATGAAGGATGGTAGCATTGTAGATAGATCTAGTCTTTATAACACACCTGAAAAGAAAAAGAAAAATAAAAAGACTAACAAAACGCGTACAAATGCTTCTAAATATGCACAATATGGGCAATTTAGAGGCATCTAGGAGGTGACCTATGGTGTTAAAACCCTTAATTAGCCAAGGTGCTAAATTATTAACTAAAAATATAGGAAAAAAAGGACTTCAAGAAGCTACTGAATTACTTGGTAGGCAGACTGTTGATGCTCTTGGTGAAACATTTGTTAGAAATCCTGAAAAAGCAATAACTTTTGCTAACGCTTATAAGGTAAAGAATTATAAAGTAATACGTACTCTTGCAGATGAGGCTAGTGAAACAGCTTTTAATGGAAGACAAGTTACCCAACAAACTAACTTTATAAGTGGTAGAAAACAGAATCTAGAAACTGCAGTTCCTGGTAGAGATAATATATTAAGTAGAGGTGAGCCAATGAGAGCACACAAAGCTACTAAAACACAAGGTCCACGTAGTATAATTTCTGCAGTACCTAAAACTATTAGTAAGAATTATCCTGATCGAATGGATGAAGCTATCGAATGGACTAGAGGATTATATGATTACGCTAGGTCTGCTTCGTCAGGAAATATGAGTGAGCCATTAAGAGGTGCTAGAAGATTTGTTGGTGATGATGGTGTAATCTTTAAAGGTAAACCTTCTACTGGATCTAAAGGTGGTTATCGATTAAAATTTGTCAAAACTGATCTATTAGCAGGTTATGCAAAACTTAGGCAATTTAGAGAAGCTCCCTGGAATAAACAACATGTAATTGATGAATTACAAGATATTTTAGATGAGCAAGGATTAGGAGATAAACTTGAAGATCTTTTAAAACTAATGGTTAAAGAATACAGTGCAAAACTAAATAGTATTCCTAAAGGGCAAACTAAAGGGCATTATATATCTTTAGCTAAAGGAGGTTTAGATATTGCTGAAAACTTTGGACCTCAACGTGGTAAAAGTATCAAAAAAGCTGGTAAATGGCAAAGTGGTAACTATGCTGAAGCAGAAGATAGTGCTATACCACAAGGTATAGTTCCTATACGGTCTTGGGCAGAATATATAAAATTAAAATTACCTCAATTAACTAAAAAGTAATTATGGCACAAGGACCAAGAAAAGGTAAGATGAAATCTTCACCTAAAGCTAAAACTATAGCTCAATTAAGAGAGATTTCACCTGGAGTTTTAGTTAATCCTAATTATAAAAAAGGGAAAGATAAAGCTCTAGATAAAGTCCTTAAAGATCTAAAAGACGATCCAACTAAATACGATTCAAGTGGATTTGGTCAACACTGGAAAATA